CGAAGAAGGGTATTGATGGAATAATTAAGTCATTGGGACTGGATGGTCCTTTAATGGCAGTATTTGGATGGCTTGTCAAGCTAGGAACATGGATGTCCACTCTTGCCATTATGAAATGGGTGGCAGATCCGAGCAGTCAACCGCAATTAGAACTTTTTATAAAAAAGATTACTGTAATCTGGAAGGCACTTAAAAAGGCATTTGGGTTTGTAATCGGAAAGGGTATAATGGACGGATTTGCCCAATTAACAGATCCGAACGGAACATTTGCTAGTAGAATAACTGGACTAGGTAAATTTGTCTTAGGGATAATAGGCTTAGGGGCACTTTTAAACCCATTTGGATTAATGGGATCAATATTGTCCATGTTGGACTTTGTTTGGGATAAAAAAGATCCTCTACAGAGACGTAATGATACTAAAGCAAATAATAGAAAAAATCAAAAAACCAAACTAAGAAATAAAGTAAGGACTAATAATAATCCTCTTTTAAAGAAGTATGGTAAGAATGGTGATAGATTATATCGACAAGCAATTAAGGATGGTGCAACCAGAGCAGAAGCACTAAACAAAGTACGGAGAGCAGCAAATAAAAATCCTGCTGCATTTAAACCACCACCAAGAACGAGTGGATTATCTCCAAGAACTGCTCCTCCAGGAAGCGTCATGGGCAAGGGTCTACAACGATCCTTTGGTCGTGGTGCACTTAAGTTTTTAGGCAAAAATAATGTAAAATTACTTGGAAAAGCATTCCAGAACACGTTTGGTAGGATACCTGTTTTTGGTAGTATCTTAACTGCGGTATTTTCTCTGTTACAGGGTGATCCTTGGGATAAGGTACTCTTTAAAACTGCTGGTACTGCTATTGGTGGTGCATTAGGTTCATTTATACCTCTTCCTGGTCTTGGCACCTTATTGGGAATGAGTTTAGGTGAATATTTTGGTGAATTGTTGTGGATTGGATTTAAAGGTGGAGGCTGGGGTGAAGCTGGGCAGAAATTATT